CAAGACGCAGACGGTAGTCAGCTAGGGATGTGATAGATACGGGTGTGTTAAATGGGAGGAAGTTAGAGAGGGTAGGAACGCTCTCTTCGGCTTCGACCAGCATATATACGGTGCTAAAAGCGGCGATATCCGCTCGAGCGAGATTCCCGGCTTGTTCATTGATATAAACGCCAGGTGCGCCAGAGATATTACCACTGGTGCCTAGTGAAAAAGTTGCCATTTTTATACAGGGATGTTCCTATTTTCCGTTCGGTAGTGTAGGCTAGGAGGATTCCTACGTGGTCTCCGCAGAGCTACCTCAGGGCATATGGATGCTTTTACTTTTACCCGGTTACTGAATCCCTGTGACGGCTTGTTCGCTGTCGAAAGTTATTCCATTCAATGCTTCGCGATCGATAACGCCTTGTAGGGTGTAGCGATTGAGAGATCGTGTGTATTCGGATTGTGTGTCGTAAGGGAAAAATTTTTGATTGTTTTGTCCATCCGGGGACGTGAAAATAAAGGAACCCTGGGCAAGTCCACCTGGAGTTCCCGTAGTGTTGGAGCTAGCGGATATTCTTAATTGCGCTCCTATTGGAGGCAGTTCCGTCACCTTCCATTGTGGATTCTGATTCAGCACTTCTCTGTAGTCTAGAGAATCAGTGAAATACAGATATCCTAGCTTACGAAAAGTAAACTGCTGCTGGAAGGGGATGGATACTGTCATTAAGCCCTCTTTTGAGCACGAGCGAGTAAGCGGGCGCCAATTGACGTACCTCGGGTAAGTTCAAACCCTTGCTCTTTGGCTACTTCCTTGGCAGCTTTTTCTAGAGCGACCGGGTTTGCAGGAACAAATACATCTTCGTTGTCGGTGCGGCGGGCCAGCTTTTCGCGAACATCCGTTTGGATTTTCTCTGGAGCAGCTGCTTCTGCAGGTGCCACTGGTTCTTCAGTTTGTGACTGAACTTCGAGATTTTCGGGTTCAGGAGCTTCTTTTTGAAGAATAACCGGTGATTCAATCTTTGCTACTTCGGGGGTCCTTTGAAGGTCGCCAGTAGCGGGTTCTGGGGGTGTGGGTCTTGTTGAGCGTCGTGTCATGATTAGCGTTTCCTTGATAAAATGTTTTTCCAAGAGATTGGAACAATCTGCTTGAGTGAGATGTCAGGCACTCCCACCCAAGGGCGGGCGGCCATTTTAGAGGTTCCGAATTGATTATATCCACCGTAATCGGTAGACCCTACAAAAAACGTATTGTCTTTTGTATAAATGTAGGCAGCGTCTTGCATCAAACCTGTAGCCCTTAGTAAGGGCTGTCCAGGGTAGTGTTTTTCTTTCCAAGAAGCGTATCTTGGGGTTAGTCTCTCCCAAGGCTGTTGGTAAGTGGGATCAACCTCTCGCTTCCAGAATTGAGGGTGGTCGTCAAGGAGAACGGGGGTCCATTCTTCCTTTGTCGGTCTCCACCAGTTAAGGTTCATAGGCGTTAGTCCGTTGCCTTGGATTTTGAATTTTATCATCTCTTTCTCCGAGAAGATTTCTTCATTTCCATTTCTTGTTCTTCGGAGTGTTTCTTAACTACATCAATCATGGCGTGTATTTTGCTCATGGGTTGAGTTTCTAGCCAGTCTACCGAAGAATCCCACCGTTGTTTACACAAATGGTAGGCAACCTCAAGCCAGTTTTCCACAGAAAAGATATTTTTTTCAAGAAGAGTTTCTACTACCCAGTTGATTGCAACTTTTGTTTCCGAACAACTAGCGATTTCTAAAACTTCTTTGTTTAAGAGTAGTTTTTCGATGAGATCTAATTGACTTCGTTCTGATTGTCGTAGTATTTGGGCGAAATAGAAGTCTTTTGGGGTTATTTCTCTAAAGTGGAATGTGGGACCGTCCTCTACTTTGACTAAATAAGTAAAGTCCTCAACGTCCTCAACTATTAGTTTGGGTCTTCATCTTCCGAACCGTTGGCCTTACCGACCAATTCACTCAAACGACGGAAATCTTTCACCCCGAGGTCAAGGATTTCTTCGTAAGTGATCTCATCTTCCCCAACAATCAGCCGCTCGATGATTTTCATGCCTTTTTCAACATCTCCAGCCTTGGAGAGGTCTTTTTCCATGTAAACAAGGTCGCGACCAGTCATTTCCCGAATGGTGATTTCCCTTCCGTCAGTGAGTACGGTTGAAAAAGTTTCCAGAACGGGTTTAGCGGGGGCTTTTTTGGTTACCGGCGTAGATTGAGCCGAGCCATCAGAAATTGTTCTCATTGGTTGAGTATGTGGATCTGTCAAGTTTTACCCGTTGTTTGAAAATCCAGTCTTCAATCTCAGGGTCTCCCTCCCCTGGGGGAAGAGAGAGATAAATGTCGTTGGCAATTTTCCAACTCTTCTCTGCGTCTTGCACTTGGTTGATGGCTAGGCGGTCGTCAATGTCGTCTAGCCAAAATGTGACCACGAGTTTTCGGTATGAGGGGTCTGCTGGAAGGGGCAACGCCATTATAGAGAGCGTAGCATGTTTACGGTTTCTTGGATTCCAAAGTATCGGGCGTTGTAAGCGCATTCCACCGAAGAAGGGATCACCCTGTCTTTCTTGTCATAAGGAATGGTCATGTAATAACTGTCATTAACGCCTTTGAAAAGTTGGACCCCCACGTTTTCTACACGGGATTTCTTTTGCTTCTTCATTAGATTACTCCTTTTTGGATTGCTTCGTAGCGGGTTTTGAGTTTGTCAATGGCACCGATTTCGGATAGTTCGTACATAGAGTACTCTACACCGAACTTTTCGTTTTCCCCTCCTGGATTTGAGAGGGTAACGGTCTTCTCTTTCGGGGTCTTACGGAGGCGGTCGTCAATCGCCACCGAGGAGAAGTAGGCACGGGACAGAGGAAGATCTGGGATCTCCACCGCCGATTGGAATAAAGACCAGGTATAGACGTGAGCGATTTGAAAGAGCACAGCAAATTGCTCAGCGTAACGTTCTGGAGTTTGAAACCAGATTTCATCGTGGATGCTAAGTACGAAGCGGCAGGGTATTTTGTATTCCTCTGCCAACCAGTGAACAGCCGTGAGCATAATCGAGAGGATTTCTGCTCCGGAGGATTGGATGGTCCAGTTTACCCGCCCGGTCTTAAAGTCATCGCCCACGGCAGCGGGTCTCATAGCAGTTGAGATCTTAGTACCCAAGCAAGGGAGCTGAGGTACACGAGACCTCATAGCAATCTCTTCCATAAAGTTGAAGCAACCTGAGTCAATCCCTGCTTCGTACCTGCCTTCTCTCATCATCCCCTTCTTCTTTTGAATCAGGTTGTATGCGAGACGTTTGGTTTCTTCAGGGGTCTTTTCTGGGTATTTGCGACGGATGTAACTTTGTACACCTCGAACACCGGCACCGTATAGAATTGCGAATCCCACGATCTTAGCAGTGTCCCTGTCTACTCCACAAACTTTCGCTAGAGCGCTGTGAGGATCGGTGCCAGATTCCTTGGAACCGGACAAAACGTTGTAACCGAATGGAGAACACCCAATGTGCCCACCTTCCCACTTGTCGCTGTATATAGAAGCGATTTGCATCTCCTGACCGTCGAAGTCAGCACCGACAATCTTCCAACCTTCGGGGGCTTGAACCCGTGACTTTAACTCGGTGCCGATACGCCAGTTCTTAGTGGAGCACATTGTCACCATCAGAGATTCCACGGTGCGTCGGGTTACAGTACCGTGGCACAGAATCTCGGGGAGGGTAACCAGGGCATCGCCACCTTCGGGATTGGCTGCTGGCAGGAATATGCGATCCATAACCCGTTTACGAACTGAAGTCCAGTAACTCACCGAGTTGGCGATCTCCAGCGCACGTTTTGCTTGTGGTAGTTCGCTACTCAGGCGACCCACAGACATATCTTCCACGAAGTCTTTAGAAAGAACTCCTCCGACATTATCTCCAGTTCCTTTGGGGTGAGGGATCTTTGTAAGAACACCGTCTTCATTGTAGAAGCACCAACCCATATCTCGTGTGAGAATCATGGGAGTGCCTTCCCACTCAAGTTGAAGGAGTAAGTGGGATAAGTTACTTTTGACACCGATGTTGGTGTCGGGGTCCTTAATGAACGGTCGAATCCAGTTGGGGACCCCACCATACTTACCTTTCTGTGACTTGACTTCCCAGTCGAGCTGGGAGAGCCAAGGGTTGCGCCCAACCCAACGCTCGCGCTTATCTTCATCAATCTCTTGCCACTCTTCGTAATACTCTTGAACGAGTTCCTTACAAATCTGAGTCATTTCGTTGTTGTGTTCCTCAAACGTTTTCTCCACGTTCGAAATCCACTCTTGCCAATCTGGGACAAGAGGTATGATGGAACCATTCAAATGGTAATGACCACAAAGAGCCACCATGCTGGGTGTCGCATCTAGATACTTGGGCCAGATGGCTTGGAAAAGTTCGGCGGTATAGAAAGCATCTTTGACAGCGTAATCAACTGCATCAGTCAGCATCTGTCGGATTTGACTCAGGTGCGTGGCCTTGACGAAGATGTCTCGAATGGCTTTGTCGCCGACGGTTAGCGGTTGGACATCGTCACCGAAATACTTGCGAACTTCATAAACGTGGAAGTTGTAAGTTGCTATCAAAGAGTTGGTGGAACCCTCGTCCAACCACTTTGGAGCATAACGCAACTTGCGACGTTCCTCAGGAGTGAGATCCTCTGGATCTTTGCCAGCAAGTACATATAGCCATCGTTGACCAGCGGCGAGGCCCGACACACCAATGTGTGCAGATAATGTATCAAAGTAGAAGTTTTCAGGCTTGGTTCGGTCCAAAGAGTAACCCTCGCGGGCCCGTACGCGATCGTAGCTAATGTTATGACCTGCAACGAACCG